ATTGAGATGGATATTAAAGAATTAAAATAAAGGAAGGATGACTACCCTAAAAAAAAGGGAGGGAATTAGGGTAGCCACTAGATATTGTCTTTTGTTTTTTTAATATACCTTATCTTGAATTTTTCTGCAATTTCTTTTTCAAACTTGGGATTTTCAGCGACCTTTTCCCAATATTCCACAACAATATTCCCCTTTTCAGCTTCGCTATAGTTTCTTGAGTTAAGAAATTCCATTAACTTGGCAAGGGGGCTAATGCGTACTAATCCTTTCTTGTTTCTTCTAATCGCTTGTTGATATTGAAAATTAGAAGATTTTCTAATTTTGCTTAATGCGTATTGTATATATTTAGGATTAACATATTGGGTCATAATCTAACTAGTTAATATATATAACTATATCTTAATTGAGGCATAAAAAAGATACCCCTCTACTAGCAATAAATGTACCTCCCCTTTTAAGTTATTAACAGGATGATCCCATCATTGCCAATCATTCCCTAAATGGACTTAAAATGTTCTAGTAAAAGACTAACAAGACATATCCTAAATTGTGGGCGAAAATTTGCAGAACACAATTTGGACACAATTAGTAAAAAAGACCAACATCACAAATTATTACAAAACAATATCAATGCTTATTTTTTTAAAAGTCTTCTACTATTCAACAAAGTCAAAGGAACATTCAAAGTACAAAGCATAGTTTGTCGCACCCAACGGATTAGCAGCATCAACAAATTCTACCTTCAAATCTTAATACAACTTATACGTTCATGATAAACTATGGGTATGGTTAAATTTATAATCATAGAAAGGAGGTATTTACTATGGCTTATATAAACCTTAATGGTAAACGATTTAAAATTTCTGAAGAAGTTTTTAAAGCGTTGCTGAAGTGGTCAAAAGAAAATGGCGATAATTCTATTCATACTGGAATGATTGCTGCAAATTCAAAAACACTTCATTACAATGTCAGCGATAATCCAAGTTCACTTTTTTATAAAAAGATTAGAAGAAGTAGAACTAAAAAAGCTGATAAGTTAGCACATGAACAAGCCCATCAAATTCAAGTTGATGGCAAAGCTGCTGACTAATTAAAAAAGTAAGGGGAATGATAGCAAGTTCCCCTTATTTAATCAACTTAACTTTCCTACTTTCAACTCCTTGTTGCAACAACCTTTGATGGTATTTTTCCTTTTGCTTTCTACTCATAATGGAACGCAACTTGAGATTGTTCAGATAACTTCTTTCAAAGTCAGGATCATCCCTGAATAAATATTCATTAGTCAAATTCTTGCCTCTATTCCGCCAACAAATATACCCAAACATAGCCAATCGGTCTAAATGTTTAAGCAAGGTTTTTCTGTGTTTAATGGCTAATCTCTTTTTTAGGTAGGCATGACTAGGGCAACAACCATGAGGAGCAGTCCTGAGCCTTCTAAGGAGCATTAACAGGCATTTCTCAGTTGGTTTAAGAACTGTGTTGTCTAGTAATTCATGCTCAACTTTTAGAAAGCCTTTAGTTTTTCCCATAACATTTTAAAATAAATAATAATTTCCTTTCTCATGGCAATCAGGTAGCCACAAATTATAATTAGGAGTAAAAGCCAAAACATTTAATTTATTAAATAATCAGTTCGGCTAAATCTTCTTTATTTCCAATCGTACCTTTGAAGAAGACATTAAAAGATAAACTAGTGCGTATATTATTACCTTTTTTCTTATCTACCCCATGAACTAGAGAAGATCGAAAAAGAAATATATTTCCTGTTTCAACTGGAAACTTAAAACTAGTGGCGTTAAACATATTATATTTATTTGTATTTAGTTTGATTGTCTCATCTGTGTTGGGCTTATAAAATGTAATAGAATCAACTTCCTTTTGAGCATCAATATAAAAAACTCCTGAAACATAGGAATTAGCATGAGAATGTCTATGATGAAATTGATTATTCTTTGTATAGTTAATCCAAGATTGAGTAATATAAGGGGTAATAGAATTATTGGGGCAAACAATTTTATCAAAATAATTCATAACCTTTGTATGTAGATGTTTTTTAAGATTTTTTAATGCTTTATTTTCTAAAACATAAGTATCGTCAGAAGTTATATTACCTGAGTTTTTATAAGTCTTCGCTTTATGTCTATTAATCTCCCTTAGTTCTTCTTTGGTGAGTCCTCTTTCAAGCTTAGAAAAATAAAGAGGTTGAGGAAAAAGTTGATCAATTCTCATTAAACCTTTTTAATTTTTTTCCATTGCATTTTTATAAAAATAATAAGCCAAAACATTTTAATGTTCCTTACCATTTGCTTTAGTAAATTCCACAACGGCATTAAAGCTAAAGCTAATCCGTTCAGCATCAGGATCAGGACTATTAAAGGGTGCTACAAAATGTGCCAAGTGAGATGGAAAAATCAGGTACATTTTTTCAACTGGATTTTTTCGGTATGAGGAAAAGGAAAAGTAATTCTCAGACCCCTCAAAAAATTCAATCGAATTTGAAATATCATGGTGGGGCTTCGCACATTCTAAAGATTTAAATTTTGGAAGCTGCAAATAACCTACGCAAGAAAGTTGAGGATGCTTTTGTTCAAAGGCAGTATGGTTTGTATGTTGGTGGATGGAATTAAATTGATTTATTTTTTGCACAACCAACCATGCTGAATTAATAACAATTCTTTTGACCTTAAAATCTGGATATAAAGTCTGGCAATATTCAGCTATGCAAACATCAAAGAAAGACCGCTTATGTTTTAATAAAACTTCTGGGGTAATAAGATATTCATTTTCCACAGACCCTACTAATTTATGACCGAACATATAACCTTGTCGTTCCTTGTCAGGCAAAGCTCTAATCATTTTAAGATCGTCTAAAAAATCCTTAACTAAATTGTCAGGCAAATTTTGTTCAGAAATTGTTGAGCCAAAAGGCTTGAACATTTTAATTTTAATTTCATCTTTCATATTTAAATTTTTCTAAAGGGGTTAGTTTATCCTTTTCTATCGACCAAACATAGGGTCTTGAATTGTGTCCAAAATTTGTCCATTGCCCTATTCTCTCCACATTTTGAGGAGATACATAGCCAAGACAAAAATATTCTGGAAAATTATCTAAAACTAAAAAGTAATAGTCCTCCTTTCTTCTGTTTTGTCTTACGATTAAATTGTGTGTTTTTTTTGACATTAATTGTGAACGCACCTGAACCGACTTGCCATTAATAACTAAATCTGATCCATGAAAATTGTTCACACTATGGCTGAAATAAGTTTCACACATTTTGGCCAAACTCATTTCCGCTAACGCACCACTAATAGTCATTCCCCATTTCTCATACTGATTGAAGTTTGCGTTGTGTCCCCATGCGATCCCTTGTCGTAGGCTTTCAATTTCTCTAGTTAAACCAGTAGTTGCACCAGCTAAAATCTCCTCCCACTTTAAAGTAATCTTATTCATTTTAAAAACTTTTGAAAAACTCCTAACAACTTGGGATTGTGGATTAATAATCTAACAAAACTCTCACTTAATTTATCTACTAACTTTTCTTCGCCACATTTGCCTACATTAATATTGTCTTTTGAGCATAACAGGTGGTAAAGCTCATGTAGAAAGGTTATGAGGATATTTTTCATGGACTGATTTTTATAGATTAAAATTTCATTATCGGCTGGTACGAACATACCTACGCAATCTAGGTCTTGTGATTCCTTTCTGCCCATCCACCTTATCTTGATTTTCTCTCTTTTGTAGTAAATGGCATCTGGGAGCATTTAAGGTTTTTACCCCATAAAAATATATTAATCAATGTTTGACTTTACTAATTATTGATAGTAAATATGTTGTCAATGAGTGAACTTGATAGATTTACTGACCTTGCGTTTATGCAAGGAGATTTTAAAAAGGTTAATACCTCTCCCTCTCAAACGGCATTGAGTAATTGGATGTGGTTTATTAAATATCCTTTATCTCTCCATCTAAATTTTAAACCTGAATCTCCCTCTATCTCATTCAAATCTGGCACAGCAGTTCATCAATACTTTCAAAATATTTTAACAGGTAAAATGAAAATTAGTGATGTTGAAAAACAATATAAGCTCATGTTGGACAGCTTTACCTTTATTGAAAAGGAAAAGGTTAAAGGACAATTCATTTTAAAAATCATTAAAAAAATGGTGGCTGACCATCTGCAAATGCTAATGGAAATTTCAGGAAAATACATGAAAGATTGGGAAGCTGAAGTTTCTTTTTCTAATTGGTACAACGATAAGTACATGGGTCAAACTTTAAATCTTGCCACCGAAGGTGCGATTGATTGT